ATTCCTCGCAGGCGCATGAGTGTTATGTGTCTCTGATGGCTTTTGGCACGCTCGCGCAGTTCACGAATGATGAATTGGGGATCGGAACCCGATACAAGTCGATCGGTATGAGTCAAATGTACATCGCGGAGGATCATGCCGGGGTGATTGACTACAATCATCGGAAATTCAAGCTGGCGGCGCGGCAGGCGGCGCAAAAATTTGGACTGGCCAGTCTGCCTCAAAAGATTCGTGATGAAGCGGAAAAGCATCCGTTTCAGAAGTTTGAGTTTATCCATTGCGTCAAGCCGAATGAGGAGCGCGTGCATTCGGCTCGGGGCTACAAAAGCTGGCCGCATATCTCATATTATGTGTCGTATGAGGGTCGAAAATGCCTGAGTGAAGGTGGTTACCGGACGAAGCCGTATCAGGTGTCCCGGCATGTTACCGCGCCGGATGAAACTTACGGGCGGTCGCCGGCCATGCTCGTGCTGGCCGATATCAAGATGCTGAACGAAATGGAGAAGACTACTATTCGGGCAGCGCACAAGGTTGTGGACCCGCCGCTCCTGGCTTTTGGCGACGGCTTCATGAATATCATCAATACCCGGCCCAACGCCATCAACTATGGCGGGGTGGATGCGAACGGGCATCAACTGGTGCACCCATTGAAGACGGGGGCGAATCTGCCGCTCGTCTTTGAAATGTCCGAGGGCCGCCGCAAGGTGATCAACGACGCGTTTTATGTCACCTTGTTCCAAATTCTGGTGCAAAACCCGCAGATGACGGCGACGGAAGCGTTGATTCGGGCGCAGGAGAAGGGTCAATTGCTCGCGCCCACGGTCGGTCGTCAGGAATCAGAATACCTGGGGCCGCAGATTCTACGCGAATTGGACATATTGGCGCTGTCCGGTCGCTTGCCCCAAATGCCCAGAAGGTTGGCCATGTCGGGCGGCGGTTTGAAGGTTATATACACGTCGCCTCTGGCGCGGTTGCGGCGGGCGGAAGATGGGGTGGCGATGCTGCGCTCCATGGAATCGGCAACCAGTATCCTGCAGGCGAAGCCGGACTCCCAAATCCTGGACAACATTGATGAAGATGCGTGGATTCGCGAAATGTGGGAAATCAATGGTGCGCCGCTCAAAGTTCTGCGCCCATCCGAGATTGTCGATCAGATTCGTGAGGAACGCAAGCAGGCACAACAGAATCAGGCCACGCTCGATGGCGCGAATACTGCGGCTAATGCGGCCAAGAATCTGGCCAAGGCCCAGGAGTCGGTGGGCACGATGATTCCGCCAGGAATATTGCAATGATGCCGCAAAAAATGCGGGACTGGTTTATGCGCAAGCGGCAGGCATACCGGTTGACGTTTGGCGACGGGTCGTCAACGAAGATTGTACTGGCCGATCTGGCTAATTTTTGTAAGGCTCGCGGCAATACGACGGTGGTATCAATGGTTACCGGGTGCGTGGATCAAGCAGCGTCCGATCGATTGGTCGGGCGTCGTGAAGTGTGGGACCGGATCAGTCAGCTACTCCATATGACCGATCGGGATTTGCATCGAATCATGGAGAACGAGCCGTTGCAGAAGCCGGATTTCGGGACCGGATAGGTCTTATTACTAAAGGGGACTCCCATGAAATTGTTTAATGTTTTGATGGACACGGCAGGCGACGGAACCGGTGGAGCGGCAGCTGGTGGAGCGGCAGCTGGTGGAGCGGCGGCTGGTGGAGCGGCAGCTGGACAGCCGTGGTATTCCGGGTTCAAGGACCCCGCCGTACGGGAATGGGTGGGGTCGTATAAGGATGCGTACCCCGACGCTGAATCGATCGCGCTCAAGGCATTGAACTTAGAGCGGTTCGTCACGGCGGATAAGGCGGGGCGCGGCATCGTGGTTCCCGCTACCGACAAGCCGGAAGAGTGGATGCCCATCTGGAAAAGATTGGGCGCTCCGGAGAAACCGGAAGGGTATAAGGTTCCACAGGGTGCGGAGAAAGACCCGTTCACCCTGGAATTGCGGGCGCATGCGCACAAGATCGGTATGCCTTCGGTGTTCTTCGACGGCATGCTCGGATTCCTGTCCGAAAAGGGCAAGGCGCAGGCGCAGGCGCAGGTGGCCGAGTTTGAGCAAAAATCCGAAGCGGAGTACAATCAAGTCAAACAGGAGTGGGGTGCCCAGTTTGATTCCAAGGTGGAATTGGGTCGTCGGGCAGCGGCGGCCATCATTCCACACAAGTCCAAGGATGAACTCGAATCGGTGCTAAACAAGATTGAAGGTGCGCTCGGCACCAAATTCACCATGAATATGTGGTCGAAGATTGGCGAGGGTATGGGCGAGCACCAATTTGTGGGTGGCGAAGGCGATGGCGGGCAGGGCGGCATTACGGCGGAATCGGCCCGCATGCAGATCGCGGCGCTTAAGAAGGATGCAGAATGGGGCAAGAAGTTCACGGCGGGCGACGCCGAAGCTCGCGCCCTGTGGTCGAAATTACACAAGATCGGCTTCCCGGAGCAAAAAGGGGAAGACGCGCAATACGTGATGTAAAGGTTAGACGGGGACCCTGGTAATCAGGCCCGGTGACTTTCAGCAAAGACTGAATCGTGGCGGCGGAACCGCAAGTTCGGAGTCCGGTAATCGGGACACTCCAGCGAAAAGTGAAGTTTTCGTCAACTTTTGGAGAGGCAGCATGTCCCAACTCATAACCACCGCGTACGCGCAGGAGTACGCAAATACGGTGGAATTACTCCTGCAGCAGAGGGGATCGAAGCTTTCGGGCTACGTGTCCCCGATGAGCATTACCGGCGCGAAAGCGGCCACCGTGTGCGAGCAGATTGGTGCTGTGGAAGCGAAGAAGCGCACCACACGCTACCCGCCGCTTACGCCGCAAGACACCCCGCACGATCGGCCTTGGGTCTATCCGTCGGATTACGACTGGAATGACATGATCGATTCGATCGACAAGTTGCGCACCGCGGTGGACCCGCAATCCTCGTACGCTCAGAACGGCATGTTCGCACTCGGGCGGGCACAGGATAAGGAAATCTTCACCGCATTCTTCGGTGACCGCAAGACCGGTGAAGACGGCGCGACCACGGTGACGTGGGCGGTGGAGGGTGCGGCGCAGATCGTGGCCGTGAACTTCGGCGCGGCGGGCAACGTCGGTCTGACAGTCGCCAAGTTGCGTGAAGCCAAGCGCATGATGATGGCCGCGGAAGTGGATATGGAGAACGATCCGCTTACGGTGGCTGTCAAGGCCAAGCAGCACGACAACTTGCTCGCGGAGATTCAGGTCATCAGCCTGGATTTCAACGAGCGGCCCGTCATGGTGGAGGGGATGGTCACCCGGTTTCTCGGCTTTACGATCAAGCAGACGGAATTGGTGCAGGCCGATGCGACGCCCTTCGACCGGATTCCGGCTTTTGCCAAGTCGGGAATGGTTCTGGCGCAGTGGAACGGCATCACGTCGGACATTTCGCAGCGCAAGGACCTCGCCGGTCTGCCGTGGCAGATTTACGTCTATGGGACCTTCGGTTCGACCCGCAAGGAAGCAAAGAAACTCGTCGAAATCAAGTGCGCATAAGCGCCTGATCCAGACATTCTGAAAAGGAAAGAAACATGGCTATTGTAGCGGTGAAATCGGCGCAGATTACCAATGCGGATGCGACTCCGATGCGGATCAATCCTGCGTATCAAGCCAACTCCCGTATTCGCGGGGCGGTTGGCGTTGCGGCATTCGCGAACGGCGACTCGGCAGCGAGCGTGTACCGGATTCTCCGGGTGCGCTCAAACGATCGGGTCGAACGTCTTTTTCTGGACATGGACGCGGGCGGCGCGGGCGCTGTGGCGGACTTCGGTTTGTACAAGACGGCGGCGGACGGCGGCGCGGTGGTGGATGCGGACTTTTTTGCATCTGCCGTTGCAATCGCCGCCGCTGCGCGGGCGGTGGACATCACACGGGAATCCGGCGCGGTGACCGTCGCGCTCATGGAAAAGCGCATCTGGGAGCAATTGGGCCTGACGGCGGACCCGCAACTGGAATACGATGTTGCGGCAACCCTTACCGTCGCAACGGCGGCGGCTGGCAACATGGCGCTGTCGGCGCAAATCGCGCAGAACTAGCAAGGAACCTGCCCCGGCCTTCGGGCCGGGGTTTTTACAAGGAGGTTTGAAATGGCTACAAGACGTTATGGGTTGTCGAGGGGTGAAACCGAGTTCCAGGTCACGGAAGCGGTGGGGGCCGCCGTGGTGACGGATTCAATCGAGCTTACATTCGATCTGGCGGCTGGGCTGTCGAAGGAAGATGTGCTGCTGGCGCTGGAAAAGTTCAAGGGTCACATTGTGAAGGGCAACTTCCCACCGGCCTGAAAACGCCATGGCTTCCGACACCGAAATCGTAAATGGTGCCCTGACCCTGCTCGGGTCGGGGTCCATCACGTCCTTGGCGGACAGTGAATTGAAGCAGGCCGTAGAGGCCCGGAAGATATTCACCATTGCCCGGGATGCGGTGCTGTCGTCGCAAAATTGGTCATTCGCCATGTCGCGAGTGAACCTATCCGCCATGGTTGCAGTCCCACCATTCGGGTTTGCGCAACAATTCCAGTTGCCCGCCGATTGCTTGCGGATCGTGATGGTCGGGGATATCTATGTCGGCGTTGATCTGTCCGATTTTCGGGGCCGTCCGGTTGAACAGTTTGCCATCGAGGGCAGGAAGATTCTTACGAGTTTGGGTGCCCCGCTCCCCTTGCGTTATGTACGCCGGGAAGAAGACACCAGCCTGTGGCATTCGTGCTTTGTGCAGATGTTTGCCGGTGAACTGGCGGAACAGCTTTGCGAGCCTCTGTCCCAATCGGACAGCAAGCGGGAGCGGGCGATCGCGTTCAAGCGTGATTGGTTGGCAAAGGCGGTCATGGCCAATGCGATCGAGTTGCCGGCTACGCATTTGCCAGATGATGAATGGCTGGCTTCGAGGGTTTAATGGCTAAAGCCTCACCGATCATCAACAATTTCACCGCCGGTGAACTGTCTCCGCTTGTTGCGGCGCGGGATGATCTTAAGTATTTCAAGAACGGCGCTAAGTATAGCCGCAACATGATTCATTGTCTGCAGGGGCCGTCACGCAGGAGAAACGGCACCAGATTCGTGACCACTACGAAGAATGTGGCAGACCGGTCGTGGTTGTACGAATTTGAATTTAATGTGATACAATCATACGTCATGGAGTTCGGGGACCGGTATATCCGGTTTTATACCAATCACGGGCAG